AGTTGCCCCACCTTTGCAGATGGAAACCCTGATGTTGCTAACACCGATTACCTTGAGTGTTGGGAGGGTGATGATCTCAAGATAGAGGAATTGAATGAGATTGTAAAGATCTATCAACGCCTTGTGCATCGCAAAGAGTTTGGCATCGGAGGATGGGGATTACCTGATTGGGCAAATAACTTCTGTGCCAATTATTAAACTGGCACACTCTAACCCCATTCTTAACTGGATGGGGTTATTATATTAACAGTTACACAAATCCAATGAATCTCTCTCAAGAAGATCTCAGATTGATTAACGAAGTTTTCACTCAGGCATACTGCTTCGATCTCCCTGAAAAATGGGATGAGGAGGCAGAAGAATATCCAGAGGAGAATTCAAACTTTACCTCTGAGCGTTTCTCTCAGGTGTGGGATCTCATCTCTTCGGAGGTGAGATGATGCACACCACATCACCCGAAGTCCAGTACCGAAACCTTTATGAACAACTTTATTCTCTGTGTGAGGACAATGGTTGGGGCGATCCTTTCAGTTATGCCCGTTCCCGTGAGATCCACATGGCAGGGTTGTTGGGACATAAGGTTGCTGATGACTACTCTGGAGCAGATGCCTTTGATGCTGACGGAGGTTGCGAATACAAGTCAACCATTTCAAAGACTATCAACGCAACTTACAATGGCATCTCTGTGCAGGACACCTGGGAACTCCAGGAAAAATACCTCATAGAGGATAAGATCGGCAAGTATCAAAACCACTACTACGCACGGTATGAGGGTGGAAAGATTGCCGAAGTATGGAAACTAAACTGTAATGATGTCTTAAGTATTGTACTTCCAAAGGCAAAGAAGCAGTACCCTAAGAAGAGGTCAGGCAATGCCAAAGACCCCCGAATAGGTGTTACCATATCCCAGAAAGAAATTCATCAGTACGGTGTGCAGGTTATCTAACTGGCACACCCTGAGTGGCAACTCCTCTCTGAGTTGCTATTATTAAATTGTTAACCAAAGGATTCTAAATGCAACTCCTCAAACTCGGCACTAATCAAACTCAGATTAACCTTGCCGACGGACATCAAGTTTTCTTCTCTTACAACACTCCTGTCGCTGCTAGGACTCCAGACTATGAGTACTACAGAACAGAGCGTAAGTGGAGCGTAACCACCAGTCGCCACATCAACAAATGGTTAGACGGGGTTAATGCTAAAACATTACCACAGGATTTCTTTGATAACCTAACCAGTAATTAAACTGGCACAACATGGGTTGCGGTTGCCCTCTCAACCGCCTATTATTCACATATCAGATTTAATTCAATGTCTTTCCCACGTTTTGATGATTTCGTTACTGATGATGCTATAGCAGCACTCATGGAGGACGCAATCTCTGAAACCCTTTCAGATGATACAAAGAGAGACCTTGATGACTATCTGAAATCTAACAACGATTTTTAACAAATGACTCAAGTCACTTTGAAAAACACTAAGGCACAAATCTATGATGCCTTACAAAATGTTAAGGATGTTCGTGAAGAGCGTAATGCACTTGCTATCCTTAGTATAATCCTTTTTACAACAACCTGCCTTTTTTAAATGCAACCTTTAACATCTGAGATCTACGCAGCACTCAAAGAAGCAGAGCGTAAGCAAAAGGAAGAGGTTCTCACATATGCACCACGCAGAAGAACCTCAATCTTAAACGATTATTAAATTGGCACAGAGGGGGTTCACACCCCCTCTTTTTTTGCTATACTAAATGAGTAATAAGCAAACCATTCAAATGAGTACTGCAAATCACGAAGCACTAATGGAAATGTGCCACGATGAAGCGTGGGAAGAGTTCCGTGTTCATAACCAGTTAACAGATGATGAGTTAAATGAGTTATGTTGGAGGCAACCTTCAGGCACATTAGTTGCAATAGAAAGAAAAGCACAGCAAATGTTTGAGGATAGATGCCAGTAAACAAACTGGTCCACCCTTGCCCCATTCGTGGGGTGAGGGTTTTATAATAAGTACATACCAAACAAATCACAAATGACTTCAACTCCATTCGGTTTAACAGTTCCAACAACTGAGGTTGAGATCAACGGGAGAGTATGGAAGGTGACCCGCCTTAAGACTGCACACGGAAGAGCAGCGAACAAATGGGCATCACGCATTAAGGGTGGCAGCAGCAGAGTGAGGTGTGCTTCTAATAATGGCATCACCGCTAACACCTGTGCAACTGCCTTGGGTGATGTGCAGTAAGGGTTAGTCGTTCGTGTATTGGCAGTGCCCCCGTGTGTGGGGGTTCGCCCCCTGCCCCCGTTATAAAAAAGCATAGAGACCCTAACCTACAAAGTGTTACGAAAGCGAGAACAATATTCCATCAAACTTCAAATTTTTTTTCGCTGTTAAAAAATGCCCACAGGGTCGACTTGCGAGAAAACCGTATTTGATATATAATTGAAAAACAGAATAGTTGTAATGCTAAAAAATAACCCAGAAGATAAACGCCCCATAGAAGTCGATACAGTATCTGGTGAATATTTTGTTAGAATACCTGAATGGGTAGTAAATGATCAAGGATGGTTTGAAGATACGGAAGTAAATTTTAAAACAGATGGTGAAGAACTTATTATTACAGAAGATGCCTAATACCTTTCACATATACTTAAGAGGAGAGGTATTGTTTAAAGACTTGGATCAATCAGAGTTTGATCTTATATGGGGAAGGTTATATCATTCGTATTATAAAGATGAACTTAGTTATGAGTCGATTGTATTTGATAGTAGTATAATGGCAGATGCAAGTTATTGATGATACTTTAGATATGGATATCTGGAAGTATCAATTAAAAACACATAGTTTAATTAAGGATAAGTTATTAGATATCATTAAAAATGATATTCACGGAAAGAAATATATTGCATCCTTAGATCATATTGATAGAACTGATTTCTTTTCGGACAGAGATATTGCCCCTGAGTATTATATGCTATTTGCAGAGAATGCACAGGAATACTTTAATGAGTTATTAAATTATTATTGTATGGAAGATAGTGAAGTAGAATCTTGTTGGTATCAGCAGTATATAAAGAAGGATACACACGGTTGGCATATACATCCACATTCTAATGTTTCTTTTGTCTATAACTTAGAATTGGAGAATAGTCAAAGTAGTACAGAGTTTTATGATAGAAAAAACAAGCAGATTGTACAGTTAGATATGAATGAAGGAGATATTGTTACCTTTCCATCTAATATAATACATCGTTCTGCACCATTAAAAGGTAAAAGAAAAACAATAATCTCTGTTAATCTAAACTTTGATTTTGTAGATCAGAGTATGATCATCATTGACAAATAGTATAAATTAGTGTAATATGTGAAGGTAATTACACTAAGTTATGGCGAAAGGATTTACAGTTAAAGCTAAATCTCCCGTTGTCAAAAAGGAACCAGATTTTGACTATGATAAAGCAAGGGAGATGGTGAAAGGTAAGACAGTTGTATTCTGCTTACCTGGTAGAGGAGTATCATATGCATTTTTGAAGAGTTTTGTACAGCTATGCTTTGATCTGGTTCAAAGTGGAGCAAGTATCCAAATCTCACAGGATTACTCATCAATGGTCAACTTTGCACGATGCAAGTGCTTAGGTGCTAATGTTCTTCGGGGACCTGATCAGTTACCTTGGGACGGTAAGTTAAACTATGACTATCAGTTATGGATTGATAGCGACATTGTGTTTAACACAGAGAAGTTCTGGCAGATCGTTCTGATGGATAAGGACATAGCGTCTGGTTGGTATTGTACTGAGGACGGCAAAACCACCTCGGTTGCACACTGGATGGAAGAAGATGACTTTAGATCTAATGGGGGCGTTATGAATCACGAAACCATCGAAAGCATCTCGAAAAGAAAGAAACCATTTACTGTGGACTACGCAGGATTCGGATGGTTACTTATTAAGAAAGGAGTATTTGAACACGAAGGTCTTCCATACCCTTGGTTCGCTCCAAAGATGCAAGTCTTTGAATCTGGCGAAGTTCAGGATATGTGTGGCGAAGACGTCTCGTTCTGTTTAGATGCGAAAGAAGCAGGTTTTGAAATCTGGTGCGATCCTCGTGTTCGTGTAGGACATGAAAAAACAAGAGTTATATAACATCTATGAGGGTGAGAAGATTCTCTTTAAGAACCTCACCCAAGATGAATACTTTAACGCAATGGAAGACCTTGCCTATGAGTTCTATGATAATGGATCTCATAACCCACAAGGTCTAAGAACTGAAATTATTATTAAAGAGGACTAAATGGCAGTAAGAACCAAAACAGGTGCATGGGGAAATGTTCAGTTAGAATCAATCCCGAAGAAGACTCGACAAGGAAACGGAAAACATACTAAGTACTCCGCTTCGTCTCGAAACAAAGCAAAGAAAAAGTACAGAGGACAAGGTAAATAACCCTCACCCCCGAAAGGGGGTTTTTTAATGTCTAGTTGTTGTCATAAATAAAAGATGTAAATAGTACTAAATATTGCCTTTTCGATGTCAATAACACGAAAGTCTAGAGCATTTAAAGATATTAGTTTTTCTTTTGAACCACATCCTGTGACAAAAGATCTACCTGTATTGAAGAATGAACGTGCAATTGTAAGATCGGTAAGAAATTTAGTAGAGACTATTCCTAACGAAAGATTCTTTAATCCAGATGTTGGAACTGATATTCGTGCCAGTTTATTTGAAAACTTTACACCTACACTCACAATGGTGGTTGAAGATCAAATAAATGAGACAGTAAGTCGTTATGAACCACGAGTTAATAATCTAAGAGTTGAATTAGATCCTTATCCTGATAATAATGCCTTTAATATAGTCGTTTTCTTTGATATTGTTGGATTAAAATTACCAACTCAGTCATTTACCTTCCTATTAGAACCAACCAGATAATAATATGCCATTTACTCAGTTTGCCAATTTAGATTTTACACAAATCAAGGCTCAAATACGAGATTATCTTCGTTCAAACAGCAATTTTTCCGATTTTGACTTTGAAGGTTCTAATTTTAGCGTATTAATTGATACACTTGCCTATAATACTTACATTAATGCCTTCAATGCCAACTTAGTTGCGAATGAAACCTTCCTAGACTCTGCAGTTATAAGGGAAAATGTGGTTTCTCTTGCTCGTAACATAGGTTATGTACCCCGTTCAAAAACTGCTGCAAAGGCAACGATTTCATTTGATGTTGCAAGTACTAATTCTGCACCTAGAATGTACCTAAAACCAGGTTTAGTGTGCATAGGAGAGGCAAATGACACTACATATAGGTTTTCAACCGTTGAACCCTATACTGCATCTCTAATTAACGGTACAGCAACCTTTGAAAACATCGAAGTTTTACAAGGAACACTGTTAGAGAAGCAATTTCAGATCAATACTTCAAAAGATCAGAGATTTATTCTTTCAAATAGTGATATTGATGCCAATACTATCAAAATTTATGTTGCTGGACCTTCTGATACTGGTCTTGGAAGAGAATTTTCCAAGGTAGACAACATTTTAAATGTTAATAAGAACTCTGAGATCTTCTTTATACAAGAAGTACAGGATGAGAAGTATGAAATCCTCTTTGGTGATGGTTATTTTGGTAAAAAACTAGAAAATGGATCAGTTATTACTGTTAGATTCATTATTACTGATGGTGAAGAAGGTAATGGTGCAGGTGGTAGAGCAGGTTCTACAGGAGAATTTGATTTTGCAGGTGTTTTTACGGATAAAGCTCCTAGTGATATCGGTGCATTAACCGTTATTCCTGATGGTGGCATCATAGTAACTACCGTTCAGAACGCTTCTAACGGTGCTGAACAAGAAGACCTTTCCTCTATTAAGTATTTTGCACCTAGACTGTACTCAGCACAGTATAGAGCAGTTACAGGAAGGGATTATGAGGCAATTATACAGTCAATTTACTCTAGAACAGAGTCAGTTGCTGTTGTTGGTGGTGAGGAATTAGATCCACCACAATTCGGTAGAGTTCAGATCAGTATAAAGCCTAAAAATGGTACTTATGTATCAGATTTTGATAAGCAACAGATTAAAAATAAACTTAAAAGTTACTCTATTGCTGGTATTGACGCTGACATTATTGATCTTAAGATACTTTATGTTGAGTTAGATAGTACGATTTACTATAATTCTGCTCAAGTTTCTAATTCAAATAATTTAAAATCAAATATCACAAGTACTTTATCAGACTACTCTAAAAATATTGATATTAATAAGTTTGGTGGTAGGTTTAAGTATAGTAAGGTACTACAGTTAATTGATAGAGTTGATTCTGCAATTACTTCTAATATTACTAAAGTTAAGATTAGAAGAGATATGAAGGTGCTAATTAACCAATTTGCACAGTATGAATTGTGCTTTGGTAATAGATTCCATATTAATCCTGAAGGATTTAATATAAAAAGTACTGGATTTAAGGTTTCTGGTTCAGATGATATTCTTTACTTAACTGATGTTCCAAATAAAACTGATAAAGGAGATCTTGATGGAACTCATATGGGAATATTAAGTGCAATTTCACGGAACAAAAAGGATGAACTACGGGTTGTAGTTAAATCTATAGGAACAGTCGATTATAAAAAAGGTGAAATACTATTAAATACTATTAATATAACAGAAACAAATTCACCTAACGACATAATTGAGATACAGGCATTCCCTGATTCTAATGATGTTGTTGGATTAAAGGATTTATACCTAAGTTTTGATGTTTCTAATACTAAGATAAATATGGTTAAGGATGTAATTGCTTCGGGCGAAGATGTATCGGGCGTTGTATTCTCAAGAGATTATTACACTTCAAGTTACTCAAATGGGAAATTGGAAAGGGAATAAAATATGTTAAATGTAGATAATAGAGTAAAAGTCAATAAAATAATTGAAAGTCAGTTACCTGAGTTTTTAATTAGCGACTTTCCCAAGGCAACTGAGTTTTTTAAGCAATATTATATTTCACAAGAAGCACAAGGTGCTCCATCAGACTTAATTAGTAACTTTGATCAGTATATCAAGGTTGATAACCTAGTTCCAGAGGTTGTAGTTGGTGTCACTACTCTTTTATCAGATATTAGTGCTACAGATACTACTATTGAAGTTTCTTCAACAAAGGGATATCCTGCTGAATATGGTCTTTTAAAGATTGACGATGAAATTATCACATATACTGGTAAGACAGATACTTCATTTACAGGATGTATTCGTGGATTTAGTGGTATTACTGGTTATAATGTAGGAATTTCTTCTTTTATTGACGATGTTAATAAAGAAAGTCTAGTTTTTGAGAATACAACTGCTGCAAATCATACTGCAGATGTTACTGGTACACAATCAGTTACTAATCTAAGTGTACTTTTCATTCAAGAGTTCTATAAAAAGTTAAAAAGAACATTTTTACCTGGTTTAGAGGATAACGATTTTACTCCAGACCTTGATGTTGGTAATTTTATAAAGCATGCAAGAACTTTTTATCAATCAAAAGGTATTGAAGAGTCTATAAAAATATTATTTAAAGTTCTTTATGGTGTAGAATCTCAGGTATTAGATTTAGAAGAGCGTTTAATTAAACCTTCTGATGCGGAGTTTATTCGTAGAGAAGTTGTTATTGCAGATCCTATTAGTGGTGATCCAGCAAAGTTAGTAGGTCAAACAATCTATAAATCTACTGATTTAAGAACAAATGCTTCTGTATCGGAAGTTGAGATATTAACAAGAGAAAATAAGGCATATTATAAACTTTCTTTATTTGTTGGATTTAATGATAGAGACTTAATTGAAGGAACATTTACTATTCCAGGTAAAACTAGAGTTTTAGAAGCGACAGGAGCAAATTCAACTATTATTACAGTTGATTCAACAGTCGGTTTTCATGAAACTGGAACAGTTTTATGTGGTGATAATATTATTTCATATACTTCAAAGAGTATTAATCAGTTCTTTGGGTGTACTGGTAATATCAATGATATACCTATGGGTGCTGATTTAAGATCAGATGAGGTTATATTTGGTTATGAAGACGGAGATTTAGAGAAAAAAGTAGAATTAAGAATTACTGGTGTTCTTTCTAAGTTCATACCAGTCTCAGATATTTCATTAGTTAATGAAGGTGAAAGTGTATATGTTAAGAATGTTGGCGAATCGATACCAAATCCACAATCTGATTACACATATAAGCAGATATTTGCCAATTCTTTCATATACAATACATCTTGTAGATTCCCAATAAAAGATGTCAACAAACCAAACTTTATATTATCTACAGAAATCGATAAATCAAGTTTAAAAGTTAATGATATTGTTGATATTTTAGAAAGAAACCAATCTGTTGCTGTATTTTCTAATGCTATTGTAAATTCAATAGATCCTTTTACAAAAACTGTAGTATTATCTGGTATTAATGCATTCAATGCAGATCCTTTAAAGGAATATGATTTAGTAAGAAAGTTAAAAAAAGCTACTAGTTCTGGTGTTGAACTGCAAGATGGTAATAATCAGATTCTTTCTGATGTATTGAATGTTTATGTTGATGGTGATATTGATGGTTATGTTGCTTCAAACTCATTACCAAGTTATGAAATTTCTACCAATATCATAAAATCTGGCATTTCAACAGCAGATGCTACACATATTACGGATTATAATGTAGACACTGAAGAATATAATAATATAGTTTTTGATGATCCTATTGAATTCATTACAGGAGATTCTATTGTATACACTACAGATGGAACAGAAATTCCAGGATTAGTATCAGGTCAGAGATATTATGTTGAAGTTTTAGTTAGAAATCCAGGAAAAATTAAATTATATCTTTCAAGAGGTTTAATTGGTACTGAAACTAATGTTAAATTAGGTTTACAACCATTAGAAGGTAATCATAATTTCACAAAATTATCTCATAATAATAAAAATCTAACATCAAATAAAGTTTTAAGAAAATTCCCATTATATCAAAATTTATTTGTTTCTGGAAAAGGAGAGACACCACTTAATGATATTGGTATGATGATTGATGGTGTTCAAATAAAAACACCAATATCTGAAGATTACATTTATTATGGTCCATTAACTTCTGTTGAAGTTTATAATGGTGGATCTGGTTATGATGTTATTAATCCACCTAAACTTATTACAGATGATAGCACAGTTAGTACAGGCACAACTGCTTTAATTGAACCTGTTATAACTGGATCTGTTAAAAAGATTTATGTAGATCCACATGAATTTGATATAAATGATGTAATTTCAGTTTCTATTACTGGTGGTAATGGTATTGGATGTCAATTAGAACCTGTTGTAAGTAAAAGAGTTCGTGAATTATCCTTTGATAGTAGAGATATATTCTTTTCTGGTGGTTTATCAATTGAAAAAGAAACAATTACATTCACTACAGAGCATAATTTGGCAAATGGTGAGGTAGTTTACTACGACAGTAATGGTAATTCTAATCTTGGTATAGGTCCTGCATTTGATACTACAAATACTTCAGATGGAACATTAGCAACTGGTGCTCCATATAATGTTAGTGTTGTTAATACAAGAACTATTCATCTTTATAATTCTTATGAAGATGCAATGACAGGTATCAATACTATTGGATTGTCCACTGCTACTAATGCAAGTGGTATTCATAAGTTTAGAACATCTACTAAGAATGTATTACAGTCAGTTAAAGTATTAAATTCTGGTTCTGGATACACATATAGAAAATTAAATGTAAAACCATCAGGAGTTTCTGTAGCATTTGATACTATAAACTTTAAAAATCATGGTTTTAGTGATGGTGATTTAGTAGAATATCATAATACAGGTACTGGTATTGGTGGATTGGAAACTGGTATTGGTTATTATATAATGAAGATTGATGATGATTCCTTTAAATTAGCAAATGCAGGAATTGCTACTACTCCATCAAAATCAAATTATGACAGAGGAGAATATGTTAACTTAACAAGCACAGGAATTGGATATCAGACATTTAAATATCCTGATATTTCTGTAAATTGTGAGGTTTCCTATGCTTCAACAGTTACAGGATCGTTTAATTTCACTCCTGTTGTTACAGGTGAAATATCTCAGGCATATTTGTATGAGGAAGGAGATAATTATGGATCTCCAATTCTAAATCATGAGAAAAATCCTGTTGTAGAAATAAAAGTAGGAAGAGATGCTGAAATAAAACCAATTATAGTAGAAGGTAAGATAGTTGATGCTGTAGTTTTGAATAGAGGTAAAGAATACTTCTCATTACCAGAAATTGAAATTGAAGCTACTGGAATTACAACTACTGGTGTTACTGGTAATGGTGCTATTTTAAGACCCGTTATCACTGATGGAAAATTAACTAGTGTTGTAGTTATTAATGGTGGTACTGGTTATAGTGCTGACAAAACAAAATTATATGTAAAATCAACAGGAATTAATGGTCTTCTTGAACCTAGAGTTAGAAGGTTAACTGTTGATAATAGAAAGAGACTTGGTACATTTAGTATAGAAGGTAATGATGAAGAATTACATTTTGGTTTATATGGATATAATGAAGATATAGCAAATACATTTAATGATGATGGAACATCACATTCTCCTATTATAGGATGGGCATATGATGGAAATCCAATATATGGTCCTTATGGTTTCTCTAAAACTGATGAATTAGGTCCAGGCGTTAGGTTAATGAATCCAGGTTATAAACTTGATATGACACAAGTTAATAACAGACCAAATGCTTTTGATGAAGGATTCTTTACGGAAGATTATTATTTCGATTCTTCAGGTGATCTTGATGTTCATAATGGTAGATTCTGTAAAACTCCAGAGTTTCCAAATGGAATATATGCATATTTTGCAGGTGTTACTACTGCAATGTCTGGTCCAAATATTGGGAAATTAGAACCCAAGTATCCATATTTTATTGGTAATACATATCGTTCACCTTTCATATCATCAAATACCACTTTATCACATTCATTTGATTTTAATAATACATCATTTGCTAGAAACACTTTCCCATACAAGGTTGGTGATCCTGATGCAAACAATGACTTTATAGTTGAATCTAATGAGCGTGTAAGACAGTTAAGTACAATAGAATCTGTAACTGTTGGTGAAATTGACGGATTAGAAGTCTTGGATGGTGGTGTTGGATATCAGGTTGGAGATTTTACCGTTTTTGATAATTCTGGAACTAGTGGTTCTGGTCTTCGTGGACAAGTTAAGAGTATTGTTGGTTTAGGAGTTTCTTCTATTGAGACTGAATTAGAATCTTATGAGAATGCAGTATTTACTTGGAAGAATAATACTGAAGTACAAGCACATTATTTACCATTTATTGAATTAAATGATAAAGATACAATATCTGTATCTGGACTTAGTAGTTCTATAGTATATCTTACTGATTCTTTCCAGATTGGTGTAAGTACTAATACAATCGGATTAGCACAATCAATGACTTCTAATGCAGTTGTTGATGGTAGAGTTGATGACATCTATGTAAATATTATACCAGATACTGTTTCTATTGGATCTACTTTAAAAATAGATCAAAATGAGTTAGTTAAAGTATTGAATATTTTTGATATGGGATCGATCCTTAGAGTCAAGAGATTTGGACCTGGAATTGCACATACTTATGGATCTAATATTGATATATTGAATAGTCATATCAGCATACCAGTTAAAACTAAGCAATTTGAATCAAAAATAAACGATAAAGTATACTTCAATGCAAGTCAAGCAGTAGGAACTGGTGTTACTGTTGGTGGTGGTATTACTAAGGAATATAGAATTGGTGATACTATATCTGAAGTTTCTATTCCAACTAGATCAATATATTTACCAAACCATCCATTTAAGACGGGTCAAAAGTTAATCTTTAGTAAGAGAGGGACTGCAAATTCTTTAATTGTTGGTGATACTGAGGAAGCAGTTCTTAACTTTAGTTTACCTAATGTAACTACTGATCGTTCAATTGTTTATGCGATTAATAAAGGTCAAAACTATGTTGGTTTAGTTACTCAGGTTGGTGCTGCAACTACTAGTGAGGGATTATTCTTTAAAGGTAATGAATCAGATGATTATGAATATCTTTTAGAGTCTACTTTTGAACAAGTTACTGGTGATATTGATAAAATCGTATCAACAGTTACTACAAATATTGCAATTGCAAATACAGAGTCTCATAGTTTATCAAATGGTGATGTAGTTTCTTTAAATGTAGTTCCAAATACCGTTGTTGGTGTAGGAAGTACTGCTCCACTTTCATTGATATACAATGAAGATCATGAGATTATATTAGTTAATAGAGTTGGGTTTACTTCTGCAGGAATTGACACAACAACAAATCGTATCACAGTTCCAAGCCATGGATTTAAAACTGGAGATAAAATATTCTATGATGCAGATGAAGATACAAGTTCTGTTGGTGGGTTGCCAATTTCCTCTAGTTACTTTGTTTATGAGTTAAACAGGGATCAATTTAGTGTAGCTAAAACTCTAAAAGATGTTCAAGTAGATCCACCATTATTGATTGGTATTTCATCTACTGGTGCTGTTGACCATACAGTTGCTGCAATTAATCCACAAATAGATGTAATAAAGAATTCTAAGTTAACATTTAATGTTTCTGATTCTTCTCTACTTGGATATGAATTAAAAGTATTTTATGATAAGGAATTTAAGAATGAATTTATTAGTTCTCAGGATAATAATAATTTCAATGTAAGTGGTGTAGGTACAGTTGGTGTTGGAACTGAATCAACAATATCACTTGCATTTTCAAAAACAACACCTTCTAGGTTGTATTATACATTAGAAAAATCTGGATATATCAGTACAGCAGACACTACAATTCCAAATTATTCAGAAATTAATTTTGTTGATAGTGCTTATAGTGGAGATTATAAGATTTTTGGTATAACTTCTGATACATTTAAAGTTTCACCAAGATCAATTCCAGAACTTCTATCATATAAAGAAGATCAATGCGATACAATTGAATATGCCACAGAATCTAAGTCGGTTTCTGGTCCTATAAAAGAGATTAGAGTAATATCAAAAGGATTTGATTATAAGCAACTTCCAAAATTCTCATCAATTGTTAGTCTTAATGGAAAAAATGCTAATATTGTAGCATTATCAACTTCTATAGGTAGAATTAATAGTGTAAGAATTGTTGATTATGGATATGAATATTCATCAGATAAAACATTAAGTCCTGAAGCATTTGTTTCTCCAGTAGTTAGAATTGATGATTTAGATAGTATTGTTTCAATAACTGTTACTGATGGTGGTAATGAGTATCTAAGTGCTCCTGATATCATCGTATATGATCCTGAGAAGGATGAAATTATTGATGATACTTCATTATTAGCAGAAGTGCCATATCAGACTATATCTAATGTTAATGTAATTGCACCAATTCAGGGATTAAGTTCAATAAATCATAGAATTATTACTATTAATAATTCAAATGGTATTGGAATTAACTCTATGGAGGGTGGTGGTTCAGGTATTGTTACTTGTACCTTAGAAACACCTATTGGTGGATTTAGAGTTGCTCCATTTGAAACTGGAGATGAAGTATTTGTTGAAGGTGTTGAATTATTTGGTGAAGCAGGTATTGGAACACAGAGTAATGTTTCTGCTGGTGTTGCTACTGGTGGAGATGGTTATAACTCATCAAACTACCAGTTTAGATTCTTTAAGGTTCAAGATTTTGTTAACTCAGATCCAGCAGTATTGAAATATAGTATAACTGGATTAACAACCAATCCAGGTATTGCAAAAACATATCAATCTGGATATGCAAATATTGTCAATAAGAAAAATTATCCAATTCTTGAAGCTGTTCAAGAAAGAGGAGAGTTTATTATAAATGAACCACTACTTGTAGAGGAAAATAATAAATTTATTTCTAAAAATATAAAAATTGCTGACACAAGAGAAGATTTTATTAAAATTGATGGAACATTTAGACTTAAGGTTGGATATAGAATAAAAGGTGAAACTAGTAATGTTTCTGCAACCATAACATCTATAGTCGAAAATAAAGCAAGATTTGAAGTTGATTATGCAAATCGTCAGGAATATGGATGGACGGATGATAGTGGTAAGTTAAATGAAGATATTCAGGTAGTTCCAAATAATGATTATTTCCAAAATCTTTCATATTCTGTTAAGAGTCCAATAACTTGGGACAAGTTTGTTGATCCAGTAAACCGATTAGTACATCCATCTGGACTGAAGAATTTTGCTGATACATCAATTGAAACTGTTGTTGGAAATGTTGGTGTAGGAACTAGTGTTTCATCAGTACCAGTTATTGTTGTTGATCTTTTAGGTGAAAGAAGAGTTGATACAATCAATAATTTTGATTTAGCAAAAGATTATGATACTAGAGGAAATAAATCTAAATTTGTTACTTTTGAAAATTTAAAATTAACTGATTATACAAAATGTAAGACAAATAGAGTTCTTCTTCATGATGATATTAGTAGTAAGTTTTCAAGTAAAGGATTACAAGATTTATTTACAGAAATTGAAGAAATTGATAGTAATTTTGCAAGATATCTCGTACAGATAGTAGATGCAGACACACAGGATGCTCAGTTGTCCGATATGGTTGTATTAACTACAACAAATGATGCTTTCTTGGTAGAAAAGACTACTGATTGGACAAAGCATAAATTGGGTGATTTTGAAGCACTTTCCGATTCATTCCAAAGAAAGACTTTAAACTTTAATCCTATTGAGAGATATGATAGAGATCACGATATTAAAGTCTATAAGATAGATTTCACTACTAATAGAATTACTGATGGAACAGATACTATAGGATCTCTTGATTTTAAGGCATCTAATGTTAAAGTTGCTATTGCTGATACTGATAGTAACAATAATGTTTCTGGATTTACTACAACAACTTTAGCAACATTTGATCATACTGATTTCAATGGATTCTATGCATCTGTTGTAGTACAGGATGATATTACTAAAGATCTTAACTATGGTGAAGTTATTGTTGATTTTGATGGAACCAATCTTTACTATACAGAATCTTATATTGATACTTTAAATATAAGCTATAGTTCATCTCAAGTTGGAGTTCTAACTGCTAGATTTGATGCTGGAACAATTTACTTTGAATGTGAAAATCAAACTAAGAGAGTAATTAATGTAAGTACAAATGTTGTTGGTTTAGGTACTACAACTGCTGGAATTGGAACTTATAGATTTTCAGTTCCTGGTCAACCTGTAGGTGCAGAAAGAAGTGGTAGATTAGAATCAACATATCATACTGGAACTTCTACACCAATATTAGTTACAAGAACACATAAAGATATTGATTCTGCAGTTAAATCTTTTGTCAGAGTATCTAATGAAACTGGTGGTTCTGCTATGCATCAGGTTGTTTCTATTCAAGATGGTTCTGATACAACAACTATTCAGTATCCATTTACAGGTGCTACTACTAGTGGTTTAGGTACATTTGGAACTGTTACTGTTGGTGACTATAATGAACTTAATTTCTATCCAGATACTTCAGAAACAACTCTAATTGAAGTTCAGGCATACAATGAAGTTCTTAATACTATTAATGATTTTGCAAATGAACCATTATCCTTAAAATATGGACCTTTAGAGAAAAGTATAATCTTATCTGCATATGATGGTGTAAATGGAACTAGAGCAAACAAAGTTAATTTTGATTTAACATTTGAAGGAACTCCAATTTATAGTAAGATATTCAATCCTGCAGATTTAGTATTAGAACAAACTGGATTTAATATACCCAATCATTTCTTTAATAATAATGAAGAGATTAAGTATATTCCAGGATCTACTTTTGTTGGTATTGGATCTACTGCAATTTCAATTGGTTCAACTGCTAATAATGTTGGTGTTGTTACTGATATACTACCTTCTACATTATTTGTTAAGGCAATTGATTCTAATAACATAGAACTCTATACTCAAAAAGAATATATCACTTCAGGTCTTCCTGTTAAAATAACTGGAGTTGGTGAAGGTAATGCTCATAAGTTTGAGATGACTAATAAGTTATCTAAAACAGTTATTGGTTTAGATGGAATTGTACAGCAACCAATTACATTTACTGCAATTGAACACACTCTTGATGGTGCTATTGGTATTGGAAATTCACAATTTGTTCTCAGTGGAATAAGTTCTGTTCAACCTAGAGATGTGTTGAAGGTTGGACCAGAATATATGAAGGTTGAGCAAATCGGATTCTCAAGTCTTCCTCAAGGAGTTATTAATAAAGCAGAAGATGTTGCTCTTGGAATATGCACTCTACCTGTTGTTAAAGTAAGAAGAGGATCTTTAGGTATTGGAGCAACAGAACATGCAGATGGTGCTGCTGCTAGAGTTCATAGGGGATCATTTAATATTGTTGATAGTACTGCTTGGTTCTTAGATCCACCAAAAGGAAATACTAGAGAAAGAAGGAATGAAACTAATCTTCCATATGTAAGAGCAGAATTTAGTGGAAGAACCTTCCTAAGACAAAATTATACAACCAATATGGTATTTGATGATATTTCAGATAATTTTACTGGAATAGGAAGAACATATACTATGACAGTTGGTGGTGCTAACACAGAAACTGGTGTTGGTATTGGTAATGGAATTCTATTCATCAATGGAGTATTCCAGACACCATTAACAGTTAACAATGCTGGAAATAACTATGAGTTTGAACAGGATACTAATGTTGGTGTATCAAGTGTAGTATTCACTGGTATTAGCTCAGAAAATGGTCAAATGATGCAATCTGAGTTTGATATTAACCAGAATCAACTTCCAAGAGGTGGTCTAATAGTTTCTATGGGATCAACACCTGGTCTTGGATACGCTCCTCTAGTTGGTGCTAAAGTTAAAGTTGAATCAGTAGAAAATACAAATAGATTTGCTAATAGGTCAATTAATGGTATTGTTGGTTTAGGTACTTCATCTGGTCTTACTATTGGTATTCAAACTGCTGCATATGATAATACAACTGGTATTCTTACGGTTACTACTAATAAAGTACATGGATTTAGTTTAGGATCTCCTAATACTGTTAAGTTAAAGGGATTAGAATTTAAGTGTCCAACATATACTGTTGGTCAACCTATCACTGGTACAACATATGATCCTAATACTGGTGATATGGTAATAAAAATTACTAATCATGGTCTTTCAAATGGTGATTCTATTAAATTGAAAGAAGAATCAATTACATTTAGTTGTGGATTTGGTGGTGGTGGACAGGTTAATAAGTCATATCCTAGAAGCACTGATCCTGCTTTTGATAAGTATATGACTATTTCCAATGTTACGACAGACACTTTCAAAGTAAATGTTTTATTTGGAATATCACCTACAAATACAGACGCACACACTTTTGTTGGAGCAAGTCCTGATTGTGTTCAATCTTTAAATTATGTTGGCGTTACAACTTCATTATTCCAAGATGAAAGACCTAATGCAAAGGATAAAGAAAGAGCATTGCAATTAGTTGGTATTGTATCTGAAAGAAGTTTTGAAGTACAAGTTGGATTAACCTCCATAGCACATATCTATCATGGTGGTGGATGGGCATATGAATTCTGGAATGATTTAACTATGGGATCTGGTTATCGTGAACCAGTTGCTATTGGAGTTACCGATATACTATATGACCATAAGTTTGTGAGTTCTGCTGATGATTCAGTTACTGCAAATACAGGAACACAATACACACCATCAACTGTTGATTATCATTCAGAAAATGGTGAATTGGTATTGACTGTTGGAACACATAATTTACAGGCAGCAACAGAACACACTCCAGATAGCGTTACTTATAGTGCATCTACTGGTAAGATAACAGTTACAATGGCTGGTCATCCATTTGTTAATGGTGATTTAGTTAAAATTAAGGATTATTCTATAGCACTTAAGTGTGAAATGGATAATTATGGATCTGTTCACAAATATCCTCGTCCTTCAGACCCAATAAGTGGAAAATGGGTTGCTGTTCAGAATAAGACTACAAATACCTTTAAAATTGATGTAGGAACATCACCAACAGTAACATTTACACCATCTGATGTTGATTATGATCCTGTAACTGGTTTGATGGAATTACACATCGGATCACATACATTAAGACCAGGTACAAGTATTAAAATTGCAACCAATTCTTTAGGATTTACTTGTGATGTTGATAATAACACATCAACTAAGACTTATCCAAGATCTTCTGATCCATATAATGATACTGCAATCAAGATTGAATCTGTAACAGATACTACTATTACTGTACAAGTATTATCAGTTCAACCCTCTACAAACACTGCTCGTCATACATTTGTCAGTGCTGTACCGAATTGTATAAGCACAGGTGGAAATTATACCCATCAGTTCGATTCAGTGGTACCAGGAGGCATTTTAAAGGCATCTAATACAGTTACTATTGTAGATAACTCACTAACATTTACTTGTTCTAGAGATAGTCATAGAAGTCCTCATACTTATCCAAGAACAACTGATCCAGCATCAGGACAAACATTAGGTGTTGAGAGAATTGCTAATAATAGTTTCACTGTTAATGTTGGTACTGGTGGTGGAGGTGGTAGAGGAGCTATAGTTGAGGCTAAAGTTGCTACAAATAAACATAAATTTGTAAGTTCTAGTGCAGGTAGTTTTACTATAGGTTCTGGTGGTGTTTTAACACCAACTAATGCTAAGTATAATCCAGCAACTGGTGAATTAGTAGTAATAAAAACTAGTCACGGTGTTGGTGGTGCAACCACAATAACACCTTCAGATGTTTCATATAATGAAATAACAGGTGATCTAACAATTACTAAAAATAATCATGGATTTGCTCAGTTTGATACAATTCTTATTGAAGATAATTCATTAACATTCACTTGTACTAAAGATGGAAATGTAACTAGACATCATTATCCAAGACCTACTGATTATGCTAGTGGAAGATGGTTATTCATTACTAATGCTTCACTTAATACATTTACAGTTAATGTAAATCCAAATCCATCATCAGAAAAATATCCACATACTTTTATACAACCAGCAGTAAATGGATGTATTCAGAAATCTAATGAAACTGTCACAATTGCTTCAAATTCATTAGTGTTTACTTGTGAGCATGATTTACATCAGACTTTACATTCATATCCAAGAACAACTGACCCTGCGTTTGGTGTATCATTACCAGTAGGAAAAGCAACTGCTGATACCTTCAGGATAATGGTAGGAAAATCACCTGCAGGAACAGGCGGTGCGTTAGATTTAGTTATTAAAGATCCTGGTGGAAAGTATGTTAACCCAGAAATTCAATTGCCAGATCCAATTTATGAAAATGTTCCTATTGTAGGTATTTCTAGATTAGGTGTAGGTAAGACTACAGATACTGGTAATAATCTTCTTATGAATATGGCAGTTGGTGCTGCTAGAACTAGTGTTGGTATTGCTAGAAGTATGTTTGAAATTTCAGAATTTGAAATTGCAAGACCAGGACATTCATTTAAGATTGGTGATAAGTTTAAACCACAAGGATTGGTTGTTGATAAGAGATTACAGAAACCAATTCAAGAGTTTGAACTTGAAGTTGTAGAGACATTTAGTGATTTCTTCTCTGCATGGCAATTCGGTGAATTAGATTTTATTGATAGTATTTCATTGATGCAAACTGGATCTAGAAGAAGATTCCCATTATTCTTCAATGGTCAATTATTATCATTTGAAGTTGATGAAGAATCTGCACTATCAGATCAAATAGATTTAAATGCGGTATTGTTGATATTCGTAAATGGAGTTTTACAAACACCTAATATTTCATACCAATTTGAAGGTGGAACTACATTTACTTTCACTGAAGCACCAATGGCAAGTGATAAGGTTGATGTATTCTTCTATAAAGGAGAAGAGGGTGTTGATATTGAGATAGTTGATGTAAATGAAACTATAAAAATTGGAGATGATATTCATCTTATTAAACATCCAGATTTCTTAAATCCAAATGTAGAGCCATTTACAGAGACTCAAGAAAAAGATAGACCAGTTAAATCTATATTGGGATCTGATTTAGTTGAAACAACAGTTTACACTGGTATTGGAATAACAGAATTTTATGCTAAACCATTAGATTGGACTAAGCAAAAAACTGATTTCTGGATTAAAGGTGATTTAATTTCAAAAGCAAGAGAACAATTAGAACCTCAGATTTATCCAACAGCAAAGATTATTGCAAGTGTAGGATCTACTACAGGATCTACTACAGCAGAAACTGATGGAATATTTGTAGATGATGCCGAATCATTCTTCTATGAAGAAGCACCATTACATCTTAAAGTAGAAGATAGATATGGAGTTTCTATAGAATCTGTTGACGCATTATTACTACCACCTGCTAACTTTATAGGTGCTGCAATTACTGCAATAGTAAGCAATAAGGGTGATATTGAATCATTAGTAATTAATGAAGAAGGTAATGGATATGTTGGTGCTGCTATTACATTATCAATCTCTGCTCCAATTGGAGTTGGTATTGGAACAACTGAAAGAAATAAGTATGCAGTTACTGGAATTTCAACTTTTGCAGAAGCAAATGCTACAGTAACTGATGGGAAAATTACTGGATATAACATAACAAATATTGGTTTAGGTTATACTCATTCCAACCCACCACAAGTTGTGATACCAGATGCATATTATGGATCTGAAAAGATATTGGAAATAAAGAATGTACAAGGATTTGCAGGTATTATTACTGGTATCTCCACATCAGCAGGAACAAATGGTCATCCATTGGCACTAAGATTTGCTTTCCGTGCAGATAAACCAACAACTGACTTGAAAGCAGGACATTATGTTTATATTTCAGATACACCATTTACTGTTGGTGGAGCAAAAACTGATGCTGAATACTTACCATTCAATGATGGATCTATTCAACCAAATAATAATAGATTCATTGCTGGTATAGGTGGAGATCCAACTACATCTGTTGATAAGAATGACAATGAAATTATTGCAATTGGATCAGGATTTATGGATAACATCTATAAGGTTTCTGAAATTGCATATACATCTGGTGAAAATGGTGAGATTGTTTGTAACATAAAAAATACAAATGATGTTATTACTGGATTAGCTGCTACTGGATTCCATGACGCTGGTGGAGTTAATATAGACGAACCAACGAATATTGGTTTAACTACTACTTATGGAAAGATATCATGGGGTAGATTATATAATGCTACTAGAGCAGAATCACCAATCTCTATAGGTGTTACTGGATTAACTGTTGACTCTGGATTAAGCACATTCCCAACAATTCAAAGAAGAAGTTATGCTAGATCTTCTCTGAAAGGTTTGAGGAATACTGGTGCTATTAGGATTCAAATAAGTTAACCAATAATAACGACTATAAATAAAGAAAAAAAGTCTTAGTTAATAAAAATGTCGGCAATTGTTACTGATCAATTTAGAATTCTGAATGCGAATAACTTTGTAGAATCAGTAGAGTCTGATGACAATTCTTATTACGTTTTCATTGGATTACCTAATCCAACAACAGTTGGATTTGGAAGAGATACAAACTGGAATACAAATACACCAGATCCTGTAGATAATTTTTCTAGGCATGCTCATGTTGGCGACACCATGATGTATGGTAAGAAAATTTCTTCTGCTAATATTAGAAGGATTATCAGAAGAATTGACTGGACTGCTGGAAATCGGTATGAAATTTATAGAGATGATTATAGTGTAAGTAATCCAAGTCCTATAAAAGAATCGAGTCGATTATATGGTGCAAATTATTATGTAATGAACTCAGATTTCAAAGTTTATCTTTGCATTTCTAATGGATCAACTGGTGAAAATCCAAAAGGTAATATTTCTCAAGATGAACCAACATTTACCGATTTAGAACCTTCTAGAGCTGGTACTAGTGGAGATGGTTATATTTGGAAATATATGTATACAGTATCTCCATCAGATATACTTAAATTTGATTCTACAGAGTATATTACTGTTCCTAATGGTTGGGCAACTAGTACTGATGCTCAGATTAGAAGTATACGAGAAAATGGTGATTCCACTGTAAATAATAATCAAATTAAGCATGTATATATTGATAAGGCAGGTGGTAAATATGCCGATGGATTAGGACAAGAGGTTAAAATTATTGGTGATGGTGAAGGTGGAAAGGCAAGAGTTGATATTGTCTCTGGTATAGTTAAGGATGTTACTGTAAGTTCTGGTGGTAAAGGTTATAGTTATGGTGTTGTGGATTTAGGTGCTTTACAGGATACCCAACATCCATCAAACCAACGGGCAAAATTAGTTCCTATAATTCCACCATCTCTTGGGCATGGTTACGATATCTACACTGAATTGGGAACAGATAAGGTATTGATATATGCTAGATTTGATGATTCTACAAAAGACTTTCCAACAGATACAAAGTTTGCACAAGTAGGTATTGTAAAGAATCCAACTGAAGTTGGAACTGCCAATACTTTTACTGGAACGACTTTCTCATCTTTACATGCTTTTAAATTTAAAACTGTTAATGGTACTCCAACCATTGGTGAAGAAATAACACAGGATATTTCCGATTCTAATGGTGATCCTCAAAAAGCCCGTGCTTATGTTGCTTCATATGATAAAGAAACTCAAGTTATGAAGTATTTTAGAGATAGATCTCTAAATTATACCACTACAAATGATCAGACTGATTATGCTGGTATTTCAACTAGTGGTCAGATATATTCATTTGAATCTACTGCTAATGCTGTTAAGGGAACAAGTTCTACTTTTTCAGGAACTATTGATACAGGGTTTACTGGAATTAGTACAAATCCATCTGGAACAAAGTTGATTAATTTAGAAACCACATTCAATGAGGGGCTATCTAAACCTGAGATAAATAAAGGATCGGGGGAAATTGTTTATCTTGATAATAGACCTTCGATTGCTCGAAATACTCGACAAAAAGAAGACGTTAAAATCATCCTGGAATTCTAAAGAAAAATGCCACAAAAGACTAACTTAAATATAAGTCCTTATTATGATGATTTTGATAAGGCAGAAAATTTTTATAAGGTTCTGTTTAAACCTGGATATCCAGTTCAAGCAAGAGAATTAACAGGTTTGCAATCAATATTGCAAAACCAATTAGAATCGTTTGGAAGTCATATTTTTAAAGAAGGTTCAATGGTTATTCCTGGTGGAGTAACTTACGATAGTACATATTTTGCTGTAAAAGTAAATCCTGATCATTTGGGTATTGATATTACAGTATATCTTGATGCAATAATCAATAATAATGATGGTAAGGGAACTTTAGTCCGTGGGCAAAATTCTCAAATATTAGGAACTATTAAAAATTATATTCTTCCACCATCCGAAGGTGTTGATGATATTACTTTATTTGTTAAATATAAATCTTCTGGGGATAATAAAGAAAGTCAATCATTTCCAAATCAAGAAATATTAACACTTGAAGAAAATATTACTTATGGTAATACTACATTAAATACAGGAGAATCTGTCTTAACATTGGTATCTGAAGATGCAACTGCTGTTGGATCTGCTGTTGGTGTTGATCAAGGTGTGTATTTTATTAGAGGTACATTTGTAGATGTAAATAAGTCTCTTGTAATTCTTGAACCATATAATAATACACCATCATATAGAGTTGGATTTGAAGTATTAGAGCAAGTTATTAATGCAAATGACAATCCTTCTTTAAATGATAATGCTAAAGGATTTACTAATTTTGCTGCACCAGGTGCAGATAGATTTAGAATATCGGTTAAATTAACTAAAAAGGCACTATTAGATTATAATGATACCAATTTTGTAGAGTTATTAAGAGTACGAAATGGTGAAATAAAGAAATTAGAGAATAAGTCTGTATATTCAGAGATTAAAAAATATTTTGCCAAAAGAACATATGATGAATCTGGCAACTATGCAGTAAATCCATTTAGAGTAAATATTCAAAATTCATTGAATGATGAGATTGGTTCTGATGGATTATATGTAGAAGGTCAAAAGACTGATGAAGGTAATGATCCTTCAGAAGATACAATGTGTGTTAAGTTGTCACCAGGCACAGCATATGTTAGAGGATTTGATGTAAATCTACCAGCAACAACTGTTTTAGATGTAGATAAACCAAGAGATACTAAGAGTATTAAAAATTCACCTATCCCATTTGCAATGGGTAGTTTATTGAGAGTAAATAATGCTCAAGGATCTCCTTATATTAATATTGGTTCTGCTGAGAGTGGTGGTGCTAATGTTATTCATCTTTATAGTAGAAGAATAAGAGCAATTGAAGCAAAAAGTCAAACTACCGATGAATTAGGTGCAAAAGTTGGTGAGGCTCGTGTTTATTGGTATGGTCTTACTGATGATTCTTACAATGGTGCAGCAACTCAGTGGGATTTATATTTGTATGATATACAAACTTACACTTATCTTGAAATAAGTAATCCAGGTACAATTACTAATATTGCACCAATATCAACATATATTCGTGGTTTAAGTAGTGGTGCTACTGGATATGTAGCTGGAACAAACGCAAATGAATTAGTTTTATCTCAAACATCTGGAACCTTTATTCAAGGGGAACAGTTAAAGTTTAATGAGCAAAATATAGCTTCTAATTCTTCAGTAATTAAAGTTACATCTTATACTACTGATGACATTAAATCTGTATATCAAGATGCTAAGACACTCTCAAGTAATAAACTATTAACCCCATTTGCTGCTGATTCAGTTCTATATGATAGAATTTTACCAAATTTCTCTGCTTTTGATAACTTAGTAATTGTTGGAGACTCTACTGGAGATAATGGAACTGCAACATCACCATCTAGAAGATTTGCTGGTCATGTTGGATTAAAAACTGATTCTCTTGTTGGATATTCAACAGCAACTGATGGTGTTCAATTTGAGACATATAATAGAGTAAATACAATAGCTGCTGATGGTAGTTCAATAGGACTTCAACCAGTTGGTATTGTAACTGGTATAATGAATGGTGAAATTGTTTCTGGAGTAACAACTTCAGGAATATTCCGTATTAAATCACCTAGAATTCTTAATTTCAATAATTCTGGATTATATGCTAACTTACCTAAGAGAAACGTTTCTGCAGTAGATTTATCAAACTCAACATTATCAATATCTCGTCAAATAACAGGAAAAGCAACATCTGCTAGTGGTAGTATAACTTTAACAACCCAAGATGCTTTAGATGGATCTTCGGATAATGGTGCAATTGGTATTACTAGTGCTTTCTTTGAGTCATTTGATCAAGAAAGATATTCTGTTGTTTATGATATTGATGGAGTACCAGAAAAATTAAGTTCAGATAAAGTTACTATTACTAATGATGGTAATGATTTAGTATTTACAGGTCTTTCTAGAAATAGTGCAAATGTAACTATTAATACAACACTAAGGAAAATAGGTCTTAAAAGTAAGTCTAAAGACTATATTAGAAGTAATAAACTAGAAATAACAAGAACTGTAGGTGTGTCAACTAATGCACAACTAACTCAAAGTAAATTTTATGGTCTAAGAGTTGAAGATAAGGAAATATCATTAAATGTTCCTGATGTAGTAAAGATTCTTGCAGTATTTGAATCTAAAGATACAAATACTCCTAGTTTAGATAGACTAACATTTGTAGAAGGTTTAGCATTAAATACAAATTCTATTATTGGTGAAAAAATTGTTGGTAACAAGAGTAGAGCAATAGGTCAAATTGTAAATAGACCTTCTACTAATGAAATTGATTTTGTATATCTTAATGGAAATACATTTACACCTGGAGAAACAGTTAATTTTAAAGAATCTAATATAGAATCAAATATCCAAAAAGTAGTTCCTGGAAACTATGTGAATAGAACATCTAATTATAGATTGGATAAGGGACATAAGAAACAGTATTCTGATTATTCTAAGATAGTTAGAAAAGCAAATGCAGGTTCTCCTTCTAAGAGATTGCTTATTATATTTGATAAGTATCAAGTTCAGAGTGGAAATAATGGTGATTTATTCACTGTAAATTCATATACTAAGGATAGGTACACGAATGATATTCCAAGTATAGGAAGAACTAGAACAAGTGATATTCTTGATTTTAGACCAAGAGTAAATGAATTTGATCCATCAGCAACTAATGCATCTCCATTTGCGTTCTCATCAAGAAGTTTTGAAACAACAACTAGATATGTTGTTGCTCCAGATGAATCATCAATTGTTGGATATACTTATTATCTACCAAGAATTGATAAATTAGTAATTAATAAATTTGAACAAGTAAAACTTATTAAAGGAATCTCTGCTGAAAATCCAGCACCACCTACTGAGGTTGGTGATTCTATGGAAGTTGCTGAAATCACACTTCCACCGTATCTTTATAATCCTATAACTGATCCTAATATCAGGCTATATGATAACAGAAGATTTACCATGAGAGACATTGGTAAAATTGAGAACAGAGTTTCTAATTTAGAAACAATGACTTCTCTTACTGCTCTTGAATTGGATACTAAATCATTATCAGTTACTGATGCTGATGGATTAGATAGATTTAAGACTGGATTTGTTGTAAATGATTTTAAAAATAGAGATTTTATTAACACCAATCGTGAGCAAGGATCTAGATGTGAGATTGATATTGTTAATAAAGAATTAATTAGTGCTGTTGATTTCTGGTCACTTCCTGCTGAATTGGCATTTGATCCTTCTATAGATCAAAATGTCGTAGATATTTCATCTAATTTAAAACTTTTAGATCCTAATTGTAAGAAAACTGGAGATATATTAACATTAGATTTTGAGGAAGTTAGGTGGATTGAACAACCACAAGCATCTCAAGTTGAAAATATTAACCCATTTGAGGTTATAGTATATGTTGGTGGTATTATTCTTGATCCACCATCAGATAATTGGACTAGAACAATATATGTTGAGGGAACTCATAGAATAGAATCTACAGGTGCTCATTGGGCTGAACATCAAAATATTGTTTCCGATACTACTGATGTCAATACTGATGTAACGGTAACTGAAGAAGAAGTTGAAGCAAATCAGAGAAGATTTATAGGTAATCATAGAGATATTACTACAACTAGAACTACAACTACAACTAGAACTGTAGAAACTTCATTCCATAATACATTAGAGAATGCAGGTAGAGAGTTTGATTATGTTGAAAGTATTAAGATTAGTGGTGCAACTGATCCATTTATGCGTAGTAGAAACGTTGCATTCAATGCAAATGGATTAAAACCAAGTACAAAGCATTATGCATATCTTGATAGTGCTGCTCCTGATATAACACCTAAAGTAACTGAAATTCAAATGAATTCTGGTTCTTTCCAGAATTATGAACATGTTGATGTATATGATGGTAGTAAATTGGTTGCTACTGTTATAGCAGTTCCACCAAATCACAAGTATGGTGATACTAATGTTATTAGACTTCCTATCGTAGGTCCTTTTGATAGTAGTCCATACATTATGCCAGGTAATGATTTCATTGGTGGCGGTACTATACAAAATATTGGTGAGGAGCAGATTAGGGCATCATTAACTTCTAGTAATATAAGTGTTGTTGGTGGAACCACAGAAAAATATACGGTAGATATATTTGATAGTTCAAGACCAGCACCATCTGATTCATACTCTGCTACATCTAAAATATTTAATTGTGATGTAAATGAACTTGCAAATAGACCTGGTCAAGGTGGTTATATATCCGAAGGATTTGTACTTATAGGAAATACCAGTGGTGCATCAGCAGTAGTAACGAATGCAGGATTATTCTCTGATAATTGGGGAGATTGTTTAGGTGCAATATATTTCAGAAATGCAAATCGAATACCAAAACCATCACCTTTGTTTAGAACAGGAACAAAGACTTTTAAATTAACTGCTGCTTCTGTAGGAACAACAGTACTTCCAGGAAGTACTGCATTAGCTAGTGATGCTTCTACAAGTTATCATGCTACTGGAACTATCCTAACTCAAGTAACAAATACTGTCGGTGTTAGGAATCCACCTGCACCTGCACAGAGACCAAATGAAATTAATACTACTGTTAGTGTTAATGAAGAATCTTCAACACGAAGAATAAGGGCTCCTTATAGAGATCCTTTAGCACAATCATTTACTGTTGATGAATCTGGTGCATTCTTAACTTCATTTGATGTTTACTTTGCTAAGAAAGATCCAAATGCTAAGGTATTTGTAGAACTTAGGACTGTAGAATTAGGAACACCAACAGGTTGGCTTGTTCAAGATTTTGCTCAAGTGGCAATTAATCCGAATAATATACAGACTTCAGATGATGCTTCTATTCCTACTAGGATTAAATTCCCATCACCAATTTATTTGGAAGCACAAAAAGAATATGCCTTAGTATTCTTATCACCAGGATCTGATCAATATGAAATGTGGTGTGCAACAATGGGTCAAAAGACTGTTAAAACATCCAATTTACCTGATGTTGAAAGTGTTGTTGTTACTAAGCAATATATTGGTGGTAGTCTCTTTAAATCTCAAAATGGTAGTATATGGACTCCAAGTCAGTATCAAGATTTAACATTTACTCTTTATAAAGCAGAATTTGTTCCTTCTGGTACAGTTACATTCTATAATACTCCAGTTGAGGCAGGTAATGAAAATACTCAGATATTATCAGATAATCCTATTAGAACACTTCCAAGAAAATTAAAACTTGAATTAAATTGGCCAAGTGGATCATATACTGCAGGTCAAGAAGTTTTTGTTGGAGTTGGAAGAAAGATTAGTACTGGTGCTGCTGGTGATAGAGAAGATGATAGTATTACAGGTATTGTTGAAAAAGTATCTGCTCCTCTTGCACTTGGTGTTGATGCGGTTACTCTCGTTACTGGTGGATCAGGGTATGCATTTAGTAATTTAAATGGAGTCAAGTTAAAGACATTAACTGGTGGTGGTAGTGGTATTACTGCAACAATAACATTAACTAATGGAGTAATTACTGATATTGATGCTTCTTCTGGTAATGCTGGTACAGGATACTCTGTTGGTGATGTTCTTACTATAGATGAAACTGATAGTAAGTATACATCTGGTATTGGTGCAAAATTCACTGTCGATGCTGTAGTAGCAAAACCAGACACTCTATATCTAACAGATGTTCAAGGTGAGAATTTCATTACTGGTGAAACTATAGTGCATTATGGAAATTCAAATAATGATACTAGAACCGTTCTTACTGGTGTAACTGTAGCATCAGATTCAGTTCCTACAAGTGATATTAATACTGGTAATGTTATAGAAGTGGTTCAACCTAATCATGCACATCACGGTGGAAACAATATTGTTAGTATTAAAGGTATAGAACCAGACACAATATCTACATTAACAAAATCAGACCTATCAAAAGATGCAACACTAGTATCAGTTGCAAGTACATCATCATTTGCCAGATTTGCTGGAGTTACTACTGATAGAGGAGAAGCTTTATTAGGATCTGAAATAGTTAATTATGTTATTGGAGAAGGTCAACTTAATATTACTAGAGGAATTGAAGGTTCTTCCGCAGTTGAACATCCAGAAGATACAAAGATTCAACCATATGAAATAAATGGATTCCCATTAGCAGGTATTAATACTACATTTAATTTACCGACAAATACAACTCTAAAATCTTCATCTAATATAGACAATTATTACTTAGAAATTGATAGAGGAACAAGTGATAGAGTTAGTGGTAAGAATATGTTATGTTTCACTGATGAGAAAGCAATAGGTGGATTAACTGTAGATATTTCTCAAAATCATCAGTTTAGTACATTATCACCACAATTTAATATTGTTACACCTGGAAAAGGAACTCGTGCAAGTGCTTCTGTCAGAACAGTAAGTGGAACAAGTGCTGATGGAAATGAAGTATCATTTATTGATCAGGGATTTGAACCAACTACTTTGAATGAAACGACATTCTTCCCAACACCTAGATTAGTTGCATCTAAAGTTAATGAGATTCAAAGATTGGAAACTTTACCTAAGAATAAATCCTTAACTTTGAAAGTTGATATGACTTCAACAGATAAGAATTTATCTCCAATATTGGATATTAAAAATGCAACCTTTATTTTAGGTAGAAATAAGATTAATAATCCAGTTGGACAAGATGGGTATGCATCTGATACTGGAACTACAGAATTAAGTGGTGATCGTCATGGATCAATTTTTGTTTCAAATAGGGTTAATCTTAAACAACCTGCAACTTCAATAAAAGTTTTAGTTGGTGCTAATCGCCAACCAGAAGCAGATTTCAGAGCATATTATAGATTATTTACTGCAGATTCAACTGAAGTTAATCAAGGATATAGACCATTCCCTGGTTATAAGAATCTAATTGATACTGATGGTGATGGTTTTGGTGATGAGATTATTGATGTTAATTTGAATGATGGTAGACCAGATGCTTATGTTAAACCAAATGGTTTGGATGATTTTTCGGAATATCAATTCACTATAAATGATTTGGAGCAATTTAGTGGATTTACTATCAAGATAGTAATGGCATCCACGAACGAATGTGTTCCTGTTAGATTAAAAGACTTTAGAGCAATTGCCTTAGCGTAATGATAACTTTCCAAGAATTTTTAATATTATGTGAGGGTGGTTTATCAAGATCACTTAGTAAATCAGAAACCCATGATACTGGACATATATCTCCAGATCGTGGGGATGATGAGAGGGAAAATCGTAAAAAAAGAAAACAACTTGAAGGTGATTTAAAAAGAAAAGGTATTGGATTTAGAAAATCTACTGGTAAGTATAAGTATGATGATGGTTCTGATGCCCGTGAAGTTTCTTACCATACAACAAGACCTGATGGAATGTCAAAAAGAAAGTTTGGCAAGACTATGAGAAAACTTGGTAGTAAGTATGGTCAAGAATCTGTTATTACTAAAAAAGCAGGTAAGAGTGCTAAATTGCACTATACTGATAAGAGTGGAAGAACACCTGATGATATAGGAAAGGCAAAAGCAGGTAAACATCCAGATGGTTATGGCGAAACAGGCGAAAAACGTCAAAGAGGATCTAAATTAAAAGATAAGAAAAAAGACAGAGATTTCCATTACTCATGAAAAATTTCAAACAATTTTTAGAAGAAGCATCTAATGCAATAAAAAAATTACATCCTTGGGCAACTAAACTTGTCGGTAAAGGTGGGTATAGTGATGAGAAAGGTGAATGGTATTATAAAACTACAAGAGAACTATTTAAAAAATCAAAACTAACCGATAAGGATAAAAAAACCTATGATAACTATAATAATCCAAAAAAACCATCTGAAAAAGATTTAATTAACGGAACTATACCAGTTAAAAAAGCATGATACCAGTTGAAGGACATAAA